TGAGGAAAGTTTTCAAGGGTAGACATAGTAAGAACTTGGCCTTGAAGCATTTCGTTATCATACTCAACCATGTCTGGATTAGCAGGGTAAATGCCATTTTCAACAGCTTCACGCACAGAGCTATTGCGCAGTGTCTTAATTGTTCTTTGATTCTTGGAGTGAACAGCGTCAACAGTAGCTTGCATTGCGCCACGAGTAGCACTTGGATTTAACACATAAGAAGAACGATAAAGTATGTAAGCCTTACGTTGTTTTGCGTTTAATCCTTTTGGATTGCCAATAATAACAGCGTCACGAAGTTCTGTTAAATCAGTTTCAGATAAGCCTAGTCTAGAAGCACGAGTGCTTGCTAAACGCGCATAAGTGTCATCAAGGTTTGATATAATGCTTGAGAAATTAGAAAGTCCAGAATCCTCTATCTCTTTTCTTAAAGTAAGATAGTCATTGTTTATATCATCTGAGTTTCTTAACTGAAGGCCCCGTTGACGGAAGTCATATTCTAGCTGGCCCTCTTTATTAGATTGAATGCGCTGCAACTCAGAGCGTCGATCAGCAATACTGTTTGCGAACTCAAGGCGCTCGTCAGGAGATAGGTCTTCAACTTCTCGGATAAGATTTTTATCGCCGTTAAACACCTTAGACAAAACATCTCTGTCCATTTCGCCAGACTTTTTTAGCTCATTGGACAAAAGGTCAACGCTATTTGCATCAACTAGATTTTTGTCTACTTGCATTTCAAGACGTACAGCCCGCGCTTCAGAAAGAACCTCGGCACCAACATCAGGATCAACATCTTGTCCAATCAAATCTATAAGCTCTTGATCTGTAGATGTTGCTGTAATGTTTGGGCGTAGATCAGAAAACAACTCACCCGATGCAGACTCTACATAAGCATCTTCTGTATCAGTGTATGATTGCAAGGCGCTTAACAATGTAGGTGTGCCAGTTGCCATTTTTGCAGTGACAATTAAGCTCTGTAAGTTTTGTGGCAAAGTAGCCATAAGGTCTGGTCGCTGAATAGCAAGACGAACTTGATTCTGTTGTGACTCAGAAAGATTGCCATACAGGTTAAACAAGCTAGAGCTGCCTTGTAATGACCGTAAACCATTTAGCTCTTCCAAACCTTTTGTGTATTCAGACACGCTTATAGAACCAGAGTCCCAAAGGTTTTGAATAGTCATAGCTTGTATTGCCAAGCCTCGACCAAAGTCTTCAAAGCTCATACCTGCGGCAATATTACGACGAAGCTCATTGTTACCATTAAAAAAAGACAGCCTGTTCTTACGGATTAGCGCTTTACGTGCAGTTTCTTGTTCTTGCTTGCGAAGCGTAGCGTATGTACTTGCAACGTATTGCTCACCAGTCTCCTTGATGTACCGACTAAACATAGTCTGCTCGCCCTCGGCGTTGTACATCTTGTCAACGAAGTCGTTCATTGTCTCAAGGTAAGCTTGAGAGTTTGGCGCTGCACTTGCAGCCTGTGCGCCACGATTCTTTAAGGCATCATAAATAGATTCCTCAAAGCGGCGAGTAATCATGTCTTGGTAGGCTTCTGCCGCTATGCCACCAAATCCTTGAGGCGTTTTGTATGCCACAGGATTATTTGTAGTAGGATCAATAGAAACAATCTTATCAGAGCCAACAGCTAGACCAGCTTCTTTACCAACCTTCTCAGCCTGACGTGCCGCCTCATCGTAAGCAATCTGTGCTATACGCTTTGTTGCATTAGCAAGTGCTTGACCAGTTTGACCTGCTCCACCATCAGTTCGAGCCACACCAATTGGCTTGGTAAAAAACTGTCGTTGCTGTCTAATAACTGCCATTACAGTTTCTCCGCTTTAACTCTTCTATATCCTACATAACCCTCAGCAGCCGTAGATGCAGCATCAAAGAAGGATGCAATAAGAGCATTACTACCTCGACGCTTTTCTGCTAACTTAGCTTGCTCTAGCTTTAGATTTTCTCGGAATGTTTGATTAGCTACAGATGATACATCTTTAGCAAATGTTTCTTTGGAAGCTTCTAGAAAAGCTTGAACGCTTCGTGAGGCTGTAGCATCTCCACCTTTGTAAAAGGTAGCAATATTAGACTCTGTAGCTAAATCATATTCACGGCGGCGAGCATTTATTACTTCTAATGCTTGTGCATTATTAAGTGTTTTTTCGGTATCCATATTAAACGCGGCAAGTTCGCCTTCTTGTTGGCGACCAATACCAGAAAGAATAGACCCAAGGGCACTAACACCCATGCCCATTGCATATATTGTTGAAGGACTCATATAACCAACTCCGCGACTAAACCATTAATCTGCATTGGTAGCGGATCATTCTGGTCTATTGTTACTTGTGGTGTTCGACTATACCCACGAACTCTTATTTCTTTCTTGCCAGTAAACTCTTCGATAATAGCAGTAAATGTATTTACATTCATTGAGGTTGTTTCTTTTACATCAACAACAATATTTGCCAACCCGCGTCTTCGACCTGTTGCTGGCCCATTAGATGCAGAAACATCGATCTCATTTGTTACTAGTTTTGCAGTATATTTTAAGCCAGCGTATACAGTTCCAGTATATCCAGTAAGATCAATTTCATCTGATGAATCTACAGTCTTTGTTCCAAGATAACTTCCATCACTATGAACAACATGAACTACATCATCTTGGGAATAAGCAGCACTAACATCAACTTTATTAGAAGATATTGTGCCAGATACCCATTTATCTAAACCAATTTCAGTATCGAACTCACATAAATGAAGCTGATCATCGTAGTACACATTTGCAAACAATCTGTCGTGTATAGCTACAACAGAAGAAAATAATCCATCAGTCGTAACTCTTGTCCAAGACGCTCTACGTTCAGCTCTATTTGAGCTAAATAAAGCTATGTCACCATTATCTAACGTCATGGCAGCATAACTATCAGGAAGACCAAAGGCACTATGAGCAACAGCTAAATACTTTGGCGTTTCAATTAAATGGGAAGCAAGGGTAGATATAGCTGATGCTGTATATGCATCTTCTGAGTCAGTATAAATAAACTCTCTTACAATTCTTCCGTCATGTTGTACAAATATTGTAGCGCCATCAATAGACTCTGGTTTTACAAACTGTGACCCATAAGGCGTTTGCTTTCTTATTTGTGCATTCGTTGGAGTAATCGCTTGATTCAAATATGTAGGCACATACAGTTCACCATGAGCTGTAAATATCTGTAGATCACGATTTGAAATCATATAACGTATTTCATTAACATCACCAGTAGCCGCTATAAGATTAATTGAATCTGTATCTGCCGCTTCTCCTACATCAAAGTTAAAGAACTCACCTATCTTTGACATCCAAACAGTATCTGGTTCCGCAATAGTTCCACCAAAACACAAACGATTTTCATGGAAAGTAACAGCAGCAGGGTAGCCTCGTTTGCCTGACCAAGATTGCTCATCCCAATTAGGAGTAGGAGCATGACAAACAATTTTTACAAATCCACCACCATCTTCTGCACTAGAAGCACTACCACCTGCAGTAAATGTATAAGTATTTTCATCAATAATATCGCCTACAGTACGAACGCCATTAAGATTCCCTGAGTTTATGCCACCTGTTGCAGACGCTTCTTCTATAGTTATGCTTTCCCCACCCTGAAAGCCATGCCCAAGATGTGTAACTTCAACAGTCGAAGAGCCATCAATTGTTCGAAGCGGGTCTAATGTTTCTAAACGTATCTTTAATTCATCAACAATATCACCAACGGCAACTGTAGCTGATCGAACATGGGTTATTTCTATTTCAGCTTTGCCATATCTTACTGTTGTTCCAATGTGAGATGGCTCTGTAATTTCATCAGCAACACCAGACCCAGTGCCAGCACCTGTTGCTTTGAATATTTCACCAACAGTATTCGAGTTAGCACCAATTAAAGTAAAATCTGTAGTGCCTACAGTTTCTATTTTGTAATAGCTATTTGTTACAAAGCTTCCCGCAGCAACATTGTTTGTTACTAAAGTACCAGTGTCCCAATAGTCTGAACTTACTGTAAGTGTAATACCTGTTCCTGTTGTAGCTGATGGATCAAGCGTTACGCCTTGTGCGTGAAACTGTGTGTATGGTTGATAAACAACATTCCCATCTCCTCTTTGATCAAAGCTATAAGTATCAACTTCAAATGTTGTTAAGCTTGTTCTTGTTAATGTTCTGGTCGCAAACAAAGGATGGGCAATAAACATAACATCACCATATTGAGCGTATGTATATTCTTGAAGATAAGTTTTATTAAAAGGAAGTGCTGCAGAATCTACATCTGCTGTAATCGTTTGGATAAGAGTTACAGCACCACTTGTTTCTAGCTGAAAGACTCTAATTTTCTGATGCTCGATTGAAATAATATACTGCTCATTGTCATCAAAATCAAACCTCATAAGGTGAGAAAGCTCAGTATTATTAGAATCATAGGCTAAGCTGTAATCGTATATGTGCTTTAGGCCATAACGCTTTTTTACAGAGCCTTCAGCCATTACCAAAAGATTTTCAATTCTACTTGCAGATTGAGCATAAACTGGAGAGTCTTGCCGCATTTTCAAAGAATCACTGACTTCACCAAACTGAAAGCTATTAACTGGAACTCTAATTCTCTGCATTAGCTTCGCCTCTGTGCAATGAACCTCGATGTGTTGAGCTTGCGTGTTGTTTGCTGTTGTGAGTCTAAGCGGCGAGCTTGCGCCATATAGAACTGTGCTTTCTGATCCATAAGTTGGGAAAGCGTAGAGTCTCTAGCAATAGAAATAGCAAATGCGCCAGCAACCATATGTTGTACCGCTAGTGTAAAAAATGAAGGCCAGTCTTGTTCATCTGCCCGATATGTAAAGTCGGCAATAACTACATCTGACTCAACTGCATCTGTATAAGCTTTATTACCATAAGTATCATACTTTATGGGTAGCTCATTTACAGTTAAGGCGTGAAGAAAGAGTGTGCCAGAAGGCAACTGATAAGCAGAATCCCACCGACCAACAGGAGTGTCGGTAAGACGATTTAACTGTTGCTGGTTAGTAGCAAAACGCCAACGTGTATTTGTTAAAGCTGTTCGTGCTATATCTTCATAAATTGAATCAGCAACAGAAGACTCAAGCGTCCCATCTGTAAAAGACTGAATCTCGTCGCCGCCAATCAAAACAGAAGCGCGAGAGCATACTTTAATAGGTGTGTTTGCTACATCAGGCATAAGTAAAGTTGGGGGCCGAAGCCCCCATCCCTATTAACGTGTGTCTGTTGCTGTAACAGTTGTACCATCAACAACGTCTACTGCAGAAGCTGTAACGCTATTTGCGTACAAAATCTTAATTACAGGCGTACCGCCTGAAGCAGTAACAGCAAGAATAATGTCATTTGCATTAAA